ATAGAGTAGGCGCGAAACAGTTTGAGCGCCTCCTGGCGGGTCGCCAGCAGTATACGCGGCACCGAAGTAAATGAACTCGTCATTGTCTGGGTCATAGCAACTGGTGCAATAGCTGTGGCGAGAGGAAGCATTTCCGATGCCATCGATTCCATCGGTGTCAGAAAGCTGCAAGTCACCTGCATTAACCGTAGGGTTTCGATGGCGAACCCAAGCAGCAACAGGGTCGACCAGGTCAACGTGATAACCCTCGGTACCGGCATAATCGGTATGACCGCCATTAGCCTCAAGCACCATTTGCACGATGCTGCCGCCAGTGGGCTGTCTTATGGCCCCACCAGAATAGGCGTGAATCACTGCCGCTTGACCAGAGACAAGCGCATAGGCTGATGTACGTGATGGGTCGGGGTCAACAGCCGAGAGGGTTCGGCCTGCTGCGGCAGTTGCGCGTGCTTTCCAGTATCCATCTCCAGGCGTCGGTGATGCCGTGACACTGGCATTTGCTTTTAGCGTGATCATGCCGCCAATCATCGCTGTGCTATAAGGCACAGTGAGAGTGGTTGAGAGCGATGAGGTGGTATTGATGTCTTTATAGCCAAGTATTAGCGAGCGTTCAAACCAAGGCGGCGAACCGAAAAATGAAGAGTAAAGCCCGAACTTATGAAACCCATTCGACCAAGACGCTGTGGTAGGGTTATACATATTGTGGCAGGCTGCGAAGACGATTGCAGCTTCAATGCCTTGGCTTGGTGTGCCTCCAGAAATGGCATAGGTCGTGCCGCTCGATTGGCGGCTGCCAGCAAAAGCAATATCCACCTGGGACGTCGCAGTAAACGGCCCCTCGATTTCTATTACAATAAGAAAGCATTCTTGTGAGTTTGGCGAAGTCGCTGTGACCGTGGTTGATTCGCTGCTGCCTGCGATTTTTATATGCGCTCTAACCTGGCTGACATTTGTAGCGTCAGTCAAGGTGACAACGGTCGAGCCCCAACCAGATGAGGTGATTCCATTGGACGATGCGTCACCAGTGTAATGGACTGCGACTAAGGCATTCCCTGCGACTGGAGTCTTATCCAATGTGACCGAGATGCTGCTAGCACCCTGCGCATTAGATTTTGACTGTACGATACGTCCAAAGCCCACAAATCACCTCATCATCAGATGGTCTAGGTTGTCTCGCCTGCTACCGATTGCTGGGTCTGGCCGTGCACGCGGATGTGTTTGGCCTTGAGCTTGGCGGCATCTTCGGGGCTGAGCTTGGCCAAAGCAGCGCGCGCATCGCGCTCGTCTTTGACGGTTTGCTTCTGCACCGAGATGAATTCACCGAACCTTTGCAGGTCATGGTGATAGGCTTCGAGCTGGGCATCGGTGAGCTTGTCGATTTCTTCAGGTTTCAAGATTTTCATGTGGTCCTCTTTCTGGGGTCGGCTTAGCCGAGCTCCCGGCTGATACGGTTAACGCCATTGTCCCAAGTGACATTGATATTGTTGCCATCAGGCGTGATGGGCAAATCAGAACTGGTAATCCACAGCAGCAAGGTGCTGGTCGCTTCGGTGCCCGAGTGGTAATACAAGAGCAGGGCGCGAATCGGTGAGCCCGCAGGCACCGAGGTGAAGCTGAAGTCGTTGGCATCGAGCACGCCGCCCGTGATGGTGACGCCGGTTAAGGTCGCGCTGACTGCGGCGCGTGCGCCGGCATCGACATCATTGAGATTGTCGAGCCCCGTGCTGCCAAGAGGCAAGACATAGCCACCGCTGGTATATGCGCCCGAGCCAGCGATATTCGCGCCTGTATAAGGATTCGTGATTTCAAACGTGTTGGTGGTGACATTTGAGACGATGAAATAGCCGTTGGCATTGGCATTGCCGCCGACGCCAACAATTTGCACTTCGTCGCCATTGGCAAAACCATGCGCGGCTGAGGTGATCACAATCGGCGTGGCATTCGTTGCGCCGGTGATGGCCTTCGCCGCCGTGAGCGCGCTTAACACCACCGCGACGACTCGTAAGTCATCGGAGGCTAAATTGCCCGCCCCGTTCTTTCGTTCACGCCCTGCTTTTGTCCATGCCATTTTGGCCTCCTTTGCCCTTAGGGCTGATGGTTGGTTTACCGTGATAAATGCGATAGCAGAATGACCTTAGCCTCTTGCAAGTCTTCGTCTTGAATCACGAGGTAGGGCCGAGCGGGTATATTCGATCCCGGGTGATTGACCTTGCCAACAGGCCATGCAGCCGTTGGCCAGGCCAATGCCTTCTTTCGCCTTGGCACAATGACATGCGGCTTGGTTTTGCCACCTAGATGCTGGATGGCGGCATAAACCAGATTGGTGCCCCACACAACTTCATTCGATGCTGTCTGCCATGAAATCGAATTGCGCAATCTCGCCGTGTTGATGAGAATGGCGTCCTTGGTTTTCTTGCGCTGCTCGAAGACGCCACCCGAGGTTTCTTTGAATGCGCGAAACTTCGAATTGCGCGAGAGCCACGTCGATGCTTTCAGTGGCTCCCATTTTTTCTCACCGCCTCGCCAATCGCCCACTTTGCCATAACGACCGCCAACCTCGAAATTGCGAATGATGCTGCGATGCACCATTGCGCCGATTTCATTGAGCGGTTCCTCAAGGTTGCCGCTCTTGCGTTTGACGGCATCGAATAATCTCAAAGCCTCAGCGTCGTCTACACGCGCCTGCATGGCGAAACCATTGCTCATCGCTTGCCCCGCTTCTTAGGCTTGGCCTTGTCATAGGCTTGGCGAAGGTCGGCATCATAGCGCTGCAAGTCGGGCTTCCAATTTCGATTGGGTGCGCGATCGAAGGAGTAGTCGGGATAGAATTGCGAATGATCACCGAGCTGAACACCATTGACCGTTTTTAACTCTCCAGTCTTTTGACTGACTAAAACTTCACGCGAAACCGGTTTAAGCTTTTGCTCGACATCCAGCTGCTCGTACTCAACGTCTCGGCTTGATAACGAGACCAAGGTGCACCGGCATTTATAACCATTGGGCGGCGCGATGGTTTGTAATTCTGGATCATCAAGCCTAAAGACTTTGCCATGCAAAGCGCGATGGGCAGGCCTGGTTGCGCCATCGAGCACGGCGGTATATTGCGCATAGGGCCGCGACTTCTTCACCGATTGCAATTGCCGCCATCGGCCCTCGCCATAGGCGCTTTGCATATTGGTGTCATGGATGGTGCGCAAGCGACGCACCGATCCCAATTGGACCGTTTCGCCTGGCGCATTCGGATCAGGAGCTTTGCCCCACCAACCTTGTTTTTGCAAGAGCGGTTCGAGATTATTCAAGAAGTCCGAGAAGGACCGGCCCGATTCTAAAGAGTGCGTCACACCATCGCGAATGGTTTGCAGAATGTCGAGTCGCATGGCCTTAGCGACCGTGAATGCGCTTTCATGAGCTCGCGCATCGGCGTCTTGCCAATTCCACGTCAGTTTAAATCCTTTCTTGCGAAAGAAATCAATAGCCTGCTTTGGGGCAAGCTTGAAGGCATCTAATAGCAGCGAACTCATGCCGCCGCTCCAGGGTCATTCATTTGACCAAAGGTTTCAGAGAGGAAGACGACTTGGGCTAAGGCATCTTCGAAGCGCACTGTATCCATTTTGGGGAACATGGCCGCGAGCTTGGCATTGAGCTCGTCAAAGCTCTGGCACTCTTTGCACATGGCAATGACCGGACCAATCGCATCTTGGGCGAAGGCTTGCATATCGGCATCGCTGATACCATCAAGCAAGGTTTGCAAAGTGGCTTGCGCCTCTTTGACGGCAGCCTCGGTATCGGCATTGGGCGCAGCAAAGGTCGCTGGGTCTTTTTTTGTCGACGTATCGTTTGGCTTTGCCGGAATGTCTTCGATATCGTCTTCGCCCAGGCCATGCTTCTCGCGCACATATTTGGGAGAAAGGCGTTTGCCCATGGGGGCCAGAACCTTTTCTTGCAGGGTCGCGTCACGGTCAGCACGCGTGGTATCGACATCTTCTTCTTCGAAGAATTTGAAGAGGGGATACTTCTTTTGGGTGCCAAAGTTGACCTCGATGATATCGCGGATAAGCAAGGTGAGTTCGCGTTCAACAAGGTTCTTTCTTGCCCAAATGATGTCTTCGCGCACATCTTGAACGACGTTGTCATTGCCGAGCTTGCCGGGCGTCGACTTGCTGCCTGATTCGTGGCCAAGCAATGCTGACGCGATTTCGCCATTAGCCCAGTCGAGCAGAATCTGATGCAGGTTGCCAGGAGAGTTGGTCTTGGTCTCCAGCATTTCGATTTTGGCATTGTCCCAAATGACGGCGACGCCATCTTGCACGAGGCTTTCGAGCATCTCTAAATACTTGGCGACCTTGTCATCGGTGGTATTGGGCGGCACCTTGGCAATGGCATGTGGCATACCCCACTTCTCGCAAAAGGTCGCTAAGAACTTGACGCCACCTTTTTTAAAGACAAAGGGCCAGAATACGCGCGACATGAGCGGAAAGCCATAAGGGTTGAGATAATCGGCATCATGCCGGGCCACCTGAAACTTATAGGGCTCGACGGGAACGCCCTTGGGGTCGCCTTTTTTGCGGAAGAGCAATTCATTGGTGCTCGAATAGCAAAACCATTCTTGGGGTTTGCCCACGAGGTCAGCGACTATAAGATGATTCCCATCGGCTTTCCAAATGCGCTCCATGGGTTGGTAACCGTAGAGGGCAGCATTTAAAAGTTCGCCGATGATGCGAGGCATGTCATAACCGTCAAACATTTCACGGCAGAATTCGGCATGCGCTTCTTGGCCGGTACCCGTCTGAATGCCCCAGCCCAAACTCTTAACGCCATTGCTCAGCTGATCGACTGCCGCACCGATGCGGCCATCGGTGAGCAGCTCACGGTAGGCGGCCATGCCGGTTTGCCCGAGCTTGCGCATGACGATATCAGGATTAGGCAGGGCAAAGGCCTCGCTCACAAAATCGGCGACTTTGCGGGTCGCTACCTCAACGGTGAGGCTGTTTTGACCCTCGACCAAATCAACGGTCTGCTTCGGGCGACTCCAAAACGGGATTCGGATCATGCTCTGGCACCTCCCGAATTCTGGAAAAGAGGTGCCAAGCGAACACCGCGAACGATTTTAAAAGACCGATATACCGCCGACCTAGCGCGGCGGCTCTGACGGCCTTTTCCGGCCTTGGCCACAAAGTGGCGAAATTCTTTAAAAATCGGCATTGCGGTTTCCTCGAAAGGTGAGGTCAGAGAATCGGCCCAGCATGCGGCGGCTTTTGA